ATGTAACCATTATAGAAGGTGTGCGGAGTAAGGAGCGGCAAGAGCAATTATTAGCACAAGGGAAAACTCAAACAAAGTATTCCAAACACATAACAGGAAAAGCTGTTGATCTCGCTCCTTACCCGATAAATTGGGAAGACAGAGAAATGTTTCATTATATGGGTGGAATGTTAAGAGGTATTGGTCAATCTATGGGGTTAAAAATCCGATGGGGTGGCGATTGGGATTCGGATGGAGATATAAATGATAATAAATTTGATGACTTAGTTCATGTAGAGATAAGGGATTAACAATGGCAAGAGTAACTAAAAAAAATAAAGCACAAGTAAATAAACAAATATGGGATAAAGCAAATAACTCTCATAGACAAAGATGGCAAACTACTAGTCAAAAAGGATATGATTTTTATCTTAATGAACAATTGACTAAAGAAGAAATGACAATGCTAGAAGAATCTGGTATGCCTACATTTACTATTAATAGAATAACTCCTATTATAGAAATAATGAAATACTTTGTTACTGCAAATAGTCCTAAGTGGAAAGCTGTAGGGGCAACTGGTGATGACGTAGACGTTGCTCAAGTCCATTCTGATATAGCAGATTATTGTTGGTATTTATCTAATGGTAAATCTCTTTATAGTCAAATAGCCTTAGATTCTTTAACTAAAGGTGTAGGTTACTTTTTAATAGATATTGACAAAGATGCAGATAGAGGAATGGGAGAAGTAAGATTTAATAGAATAAATCCCTATGATGTATATGTAGACCCTTCTAGTCAAGATTTTTTATATAGAGATGCAAACTTTATTCAAATAAGAAAAAATATATCTAGATCTAGACTTATTAATTTATTCCCAGAATATGAAACAAAAATAAAAAAAGTAACTAGAGGTACAGATGTAGTATCCTATTCTCAAAGAGATGCAAGTTTTACAGACAGTATTCAAAGAGAAGATATTACATTTGGTATAAATACAGAATCGGAAGATGACGATATAGTTGCATATTATGAAACATACTCTAAGAAAAAATTTAAATATTACAATGTTTATATAAGAGTTCAACCTTCTCCCGCTCAATTAGAATTACTTCAAGATGGAATACAAGAAGCTTTACAATCTTTTCAACAAGAAATAGAAGTTCAATTAATTGAAAAACAAATGCAAATTGAACAACAAATAAAAGAGGGTGAAGTTATTCCTGAAAGAGCAAAATTAATGATAGAAAATTCTCAAAAAATGGCTGCTCAAGCTATAAAAGAAAAAGAAATGGAATTAATGTCGGAAGCTCAGGAACAAGCTACTATTATAAAACAACAAGTAATGAGCAATGCTGATTATAATGTTTTAAAAAATAGTGAAGAAGCAAATAAAAATATTATAGATTCTATAGAATTTTATGAAAATAGAATTGTTAAAATTTGTAGTGCAGGTGATGATACTTTTTTATTTGAGCAAATAATACCTATTAGTGAATATCCAATAATTCCTATTCCTTATATGTATACAGGAAGTCCTTTTCCATTAAGTGCAGTTACTCCATTAATAGGTAAACAACAAGAAATAAATAAAGCACATCAAATAATGCTACATAATGCAAATTTGTCTTCTAATCTTAGATGGATGTATGAAGAGGGTTCTGTACCTGAAGATGAATGGGAAAAATACTCTTCTTCTCCCGGAGCATTGTTAAAATACAGACCGGGTTTTAAACCCCCTACTCCAATTCAACCAGCTCCTATTAATAATGCATTTTTTACAGTTGTGCAACAAGGTAAAACAGATGCAGAATACATAAGTGGAGTTCCTTCTGCAATGATGGGATTTTCTCAAGACCAAGCTGAAACATATAGAGGATTACTTGCAAATGATGAGTTTGGAACAAGGAGATTAAAAGCTTGGATGAATAGTATTGTAGAACCTTCATTAGAGCATGTGGGTAAAGTCTTTCAAATGATGGCGCAAAAACATTATAATATTGAAAAAGTATTTAGAATAGTTCAACCAAATGCTGGAAACGCTCAAGAAGAAAAAGAAGTACGAATCAATGTTAGCCTTTATAATGATTATGGAAAAGCAATAGGAAAATATAAAGATTATGCATCTGCTAGATTTGATGTTAGAATAATAGCCGGTGCAACCTTACCATTAAACAGATGGGCATTATTAGAAGAATATTTTAAATGGTATAAAGCTGGTCTTATAGATGATGTAGCAATGTTATCTGAAACAGATATTAGAAATAAAGAAAAAATTATGGAAAGAAAATCTATGGTATCTCAAATGCAAGGTCAATTACAATCTATGCAAGAGATGGTCAAAGATAAAGATGGATCAATAGAAACATTGCAACGTCAATTAATCCAAGCTGGAATTAAAATGAAAGTTGGAGATGCTTCTAACGAAATACGAAAAGATGTTCTAGAAACTGAAGCTCAACAAAAGCTTTTAAGAGGAATGTTAAAAGTGGAGTTTGACAAAATGAAAGAACAATTACAAGTAGATATGAAATCAAACAAAGAAGATGTAAGTAAAAATGAGAAATCTTAAGACTTGTATCTTATGATTTTTATTTGCTAAATTAATACAACCTTAAAATAGGAGATAGTATGTCAGAACAAGTAGGTAACGCTGATAAAGCCCCCGAAAGTAAAAGCGTACAAGATGCCGTCATGGGAATGACATCTGATAATTTTTTTGAAGAATTAGATAATCAGGTAAATGGTGGTATATTAGATAGACCTTCGCAAACAACCTCGGAACAAAGCCGTAACACGCAGTCGAGCCCTAATGCAGAAGTTCAGAGTGAAGTACCTAATAATGAATTAGATACTTTACAAAAAAGGTATAGTGATTCAAGTAGAGAAGCTAAAAGGTTAAATGGCAAACTTGCCGAAATAGAACCTTATATGCCGATTCTTGATGCTATGCGAGAAGACCCTAATTTAATTTCTCATGTGAGGAATTATTTTGAGGGTGGAGGCCAGACCCCACAATCAATGAATGAAAAACTGAATTTAGATGAAAATTTTGTTTTTGATCCAGATGAGGCTTTTTCTCAACCTGATTCTGATTCTGCAAAAGTATTGGGAGCGACAATCGATGGTGTAGTACAGCGTCGTCTTTCTAATGTATTGCAAACTCAAAAGACAGAAAATGCAAAAATGGCTAAAGAAGCTCAATTCAAACAAAAGATGGAAATGTCTGATGATGAATGGAAAAACTTTACTGAATTTGCTAAATCAAAGTCTTTAGAGCTTGAAGATATATATTACTTGATGAATAGAAAGAATAGGGATGAGAAAATAGCTGATTCTACAAGACAAGAAATTCATAATAAAATGCGAGAAGTTCAACAACAACCGGGTACACTTGCAACGCAAGGAAGCACTCCAGTTGAACGATCAAATGAAGATTCAGTCTTTGATACAATTTTGGGTTCTGGTAGTGAACTAGAAAAGGCTTTCAGTATATAGAAAATATATTGTTAGCCATTAACTCAAAATAAAGAGGTAATAAAATGGCTGATGTATTTGGCTTAGGTACTTTTAATGACACGGCTTCGTGGAATGATGGTACTTCAAAAGACACAGGTGACCTTAGAAGGAAATATAATTTTGGGGATAGGATTTCTGAACTTTCAATAGCGCAAGATCCTTTTTTCCGATTTGTTTCTCAAGTCGCCAAAAAACCAACAGATGATCCCGAGTTCAAATTTACTGAACGTAGATCTTCTTATCACAAACGATACGCTTATGTATCAAATCATGGAACTTCTGCTCCTTCTTCTTTATCAGGAACAAACGCAACTGTAACTCATGGAGATGTAGACGCTGGTGATATATATTATTTTTGTATGATTGGAGATTATAAATCTGCAGGAAATATTCAAACAATATATGGTCAAACTGGTACTGATGTAGTTCCGGGCGTTGCAGGTTCTCAACCACAGTTCTTTCTTCCAAATGCGGTTGTAAAGATTCCTTATATTATTGCTGGTTCTACCAATTTTAATGATTCTGAAGATGAATCTAATTGGGATGACTCAGGTGGAACAACTGATGTAGCAACAACTCCAGATGATTACTTAATAGTTAAAGTGCTATCTGTAGATAGTTCATCTGTATCTAACGCAATTGTACTTAAAACAGAAATAGTTAGTAAAGGTTCAGCGGGTGCTGATATTGAGCTAACATCTTATTATAAAGCTGGAGATGCTTTAGATGCTATAGATATTTCTTCTAAGTCAATAGCTTCTTATCTTGAAAAGAAAAGATGTTACGTTGTTGGGTCTGCTCATTCTCAAGGTTCAGGTTACCCTGAAAGTTGGAAAGATCAACCTTTCTCAACTGCGTTTGGTCTAACTCAGATCTTCAAAACTGCAATGGCAATGGACAATACTACAAGAGCAACTGTTCTTAAGTATGAACCAAATGAATTTGCAAGGATTTGGAGAACTAAGTTAATTGAACATAAGTTTGACAT